GGCGGAAACGGTCTCGGTGGTCGCCCCGAACCGCTTCGCCATCTTGTCGATGTGCGCCCCGCGGCCGACCGCGTCTGTGAACGTCTTGGCGAGCGGCGCGAGGACCGCGGACGCGCCCGCTCCCGCTGCCAGGCCGATCTTCGCCGACTGCGCGCCGAACGCCTTCAGCCGGGCGGACGCCGCGTCGAGCGCCCGGTACAGTTTGTTGTCCTGCGCGAACAGCTCGACGAAGGCGCGGCCGGCGCGGACCGCCGAACTGCCGCCGCCACCCTTCGCCGCCGGAGGCATGTCACGCCCTCAAGCCCTGGCCGAGTAACCGCCACGCGATCTCGGATTCGGCCGCTTCCTCTTCCGCAGTCCGGGGCCGGCCCCGCGGCTGCTGTTCCTCGTCGCCCCGGTAGCACTCGGGGACCAACTTCGCCGGGTCCAGTTTGCTGCTGAACGTGTTCGCGTTCGCGGCCGCCGCCGTCAACACCGCGCCCCGCACCCACTCGGACTGCTGCCGCGCGTTCGCGGCCCAACTGAGCTCCCGGAGCGTCAACTCGCGGGGGTCGAGGCCGGCGAGTCCCCCGGCCTCCCAGCAGAGCCGGTCGAGCCAATCGGGGCCGTCTCGATCCGCCGGACGATCTCCGCTTCCCTCTCCGCGATCGCCCCCGGCAGCCGCTTCTTCGTCGCCGCCGCCACCGCCGGGGACTGGGTAAAATCCGCGACGGACTCCATGAGCGCCGTCGTCGCCGCGAAGATCGTCGGCCCGTCGAACCCGCCGGCGAACTCGTCCTCGCCGATGTCGCGGCCCTTCGCGTCCGCCTCGGTGAACACCCACAGCACGCGGCCGAGCGTCTCCGGGTCGGCCAGGGGGAGGTAGCCTTCCGCCCCCTTCGCGCACGCCCCCACATCGAACCCGGCCTCGCGCAGCGGGCGCAGCAGTCGCGTCGTGATCCGCAAGGACCACTCGCGGCCGAGGCAGTCTTTGAACTTCGCCACGATTTCACCTGATGAGGTCTTTGAACCCGGCCAGCGTCTTCGGCGTTTCGGCGGCTTGCGCCGGCCCGACCCACGGGTGGTTGCCGTCCTCGAGCGCGGCCGGCGCGCCGGTCGCCGGGCCGCCGAGCGCCGGCCCCGTCACCACCGACTTCGCCCGCGCGTCGTACCCGAAGAAGGTCAACTCGCGGAGCGGGCTGACGCTCTGCTGCGTCGTGACGCCCGTCTTCTTGTTCGTCTTGTTCCGCCGCATCCCGCCCTTGTGGACGATCGGCGGCTTGCCGGGGAGGGCGGTGCCCTTGCCGTACTTCAGCGAGGACTTCGCCCGCTGCCGGGTGCGCGCCCCGTGGAACGACAGCACCTTCTTCAGCGCGGGGTCGATCTTGTCGGTGACGGCCTTCGTGTCGAAGAACGTGCCCTTCACCAGTTCGACGCCGAACCCCGCCATAAGCCCTCTCCCCTGGCCGACCGCCGGCCGCGGATCAGATCGCGGTGAACACCGGCGCGCCGGTCGTGACGAGCACCGATTGTTTCGCGTTCGTCGTCGGGTACGGCTTGAACTTGATGTCGTCGAAGATCGCCGCCCCCAACCCCTGGTCCTCGTTCGCCGCGTGCACCTGGCACTCGTACCGGAAGCCGTAGCACCCGTTCGTGCTGCTCGTCCCGTTCAGTACCATGATGTCCACGACGGCGTCACTGAAGAGCGCGGCGACGATGGTGCCGAGGTTCGTGTTGCCGGGGACGGCCTTCAGTTTTCCGCCGACCTCCGCGCCCAGCAGCGTTTTGGCCTTGAGCTTCATCTTCGACTCGCGGGTGGACGCATCGACCTCGTCCCACTCGGCGGTCACGGTGAGGTCCGAAATCTGGTCGATCGCCGCCCACGTCGGGCTGCCGAACGTGCCGGTGTTCAGGTAGAGCTTGGCGTCGCGGCCGAGGCTCACTCCGGTGCTCATGTCACGGGTCTCCCGTCAGGTCGGTCGGCTCCACGAACCCGAAGGTCGCGTAGCTCCAAAAGGTCTTGTGCTCTTGCAGGATCGCCCGGTCGCACAACTCGTCGATGGTCGCGACGAACTCGGGGTCCGGGGTCATCTGGCCGACGAGCTTCAGCGACTGGTTCGCGAGCGGGTTGAACACCCGCTGCTCGACGAAGTTCACCCGCTCGTCGACCCACGCCCGCGTCGGGTCGCCGGCGTCCGCGTACCGCTCGACGACCAGCGCCCGGAGCGAGTGCCGCCGCCACTGGTCGGCGCGGTCCAGTTGCTCCGCGCTGTACGGGCCGGGGAACACGTACACGTGCCGGCCGGCGAGCCGCGGGGCGTCGTCCCCGCTCAGGTTGATCGTCGGGGCGTAGACCCGCTCCGCGCCGTCGTCCGCCCCCCGCCCGGTCCAGCCGGCGAGGATCAGCGCGACCGCGGCGTCCGCGGCCTGGATGATCCGCGCGTCGGCCATCTCAGCCCGCCTTCTTCGTGTGCACCCGGTACCGCGTCCGGTCGGCGTCCGAATACCGCCAGGCCGGTTCGCCCGTCGGCGTCTGCAGTTCGAACGTGACCGCGACGCCGTTGATCGTCTCGGTGATCTTGTCGCCCCGCGCCGGCTGGACCGCCACGCCCCCGAGCACCAGGGACGCGACCGGGATCAGGTAGTCCCGCTCGCCCCACACCACCGACGCGCCCGGCTCGTCGAGCGTCCGGGCGAACAGCGTGTTCCCGACCCACGCCGTCAGCGTCGCGGACTGCGCCCCGCGCGTGTACGTGACCGTCACGGGGCGGGCCTGCTTCTGCCGGCGGTTGAGCGCCGCCGTCCCGCGCGAGCCGAGGCTCACGACTTCTTCGCGGGCGTCTGCCCCGCGCCCTTCTCGGCCGCGGCCAGGAGCGGACGCCCGTGGACCGCGACGCTGATCGAGATCACCCTCTCGGGGTCCGCTTCGGCCGCCTGCTTCGCCAGGGCGAGCAGGTCTTTGGCGAGGGGCAGGCCGAGGGCGAGCGGCTCGCACACGGCAACGAGGTGACCGGCCTGGATGTCCGCGTAGGACTCCTTCGTGTCGGCGATCGCGGCCTTCAGTTTCTCGACGCTCATCAGACCGCCCCCGGTGAACCCTTCCCCTGGCCGACCCCACGCCGGCCGATCCGGCGGGGAACCGCGACGACTCAACCCGCCCCGCCGATTAGCTCGGCAGCAGCGGCAGCGTGTACCACTGCGTGGCGCTGGTCGCGTACAGCATGAACGACACGTCGTCCACGACGGTGATCGCACCGTTCGCGCTCAGCCCGTTGATCGCCGCGCCGGTGTTCGGGTAAACCTTCAGGTCGGCCCCGTCGCCGACCTTGATGATGACCTTCATCCCCGCGACCGCGACGGGCAGGATGACGCCCTTCGTGTCGTCCGGCCCGGTGACGACGTTGATGCCCTCGTACACCTGCGCCGCGGTCGCCTGATTGGTCCCCGCCGCGGCCACGGTGTTGACCGGGTCGCGGGACAGGTAGCCGGGGGTGAGCGACACGTACACGTACTCGTCGCTCGAACCCGCCGCGAGTACCGCCGGGCCCGCCGGGTAGTTGCTCTCGCTCGGCGAGCCTTCCGCCGCGCCGGTGTCGGCCGTGCCGGTCACCGGGTCGCCGGTCGGGTTCCAGTACACCGGGGCACCGACGGCGATCGCGCCCGTCTTCTTCGGAACCTTGAACACGCCCTTGACCGCGAGCGCGCCGAGCGCGTCGGCCGCGATGTCGTTGACGGCCACCCCGAGCAGCCGGGAGCCGAGTACGACCACGTCCCCGGCGGCCACCGCCGCGGCCGGGGTGTAGTCGATCATGTCACCTTCGCACCAGCGAACCGCGGGGGTCTGGGCCATGTGGGTCACTCCGAATCGGGTGCGGCGGGCGCCGCGGGTTCTTTCGAGTGCGGGGGGTGGGATTCGCGCCCACGCTCCCGGACGGATCAGGTCCGGGCCGGCTCGCGGGGCGGTGCCGATCAAGCACCGCGCCGGCCTTGTCGCCGGCGCAAGCCGGCCGCTCACTATGAGCTTCCCCCGCGAGAGTGACAGTCCGTTGTCACTTATCGATCATGCGGCGGTCACGAGCCGGCCGACTTCACGCCGCCGCGGAAGTTCTGCTTCTCCACGCCCATGTCGAACACGGCGCGGGTCGTGACGCCGAGGACGTTGAACTGGAAGTCCGGGCCGGCCACCTGCACCACCGGCATCTCGTTCCCGTTCAGGAACACGACCTCGATCGTCGGGAGGATGTTCGGGTTGGCGAGCAGGTACCACGCCGCGGCCGAGTACCCGGTGTAGGCGTCGTTGCTCAGGTAGCGGGCCTTGACCGGCTTGAACCGGCCCTTCCACACGTTCGAGGACGGGGCGCGGGCGGCGCTCGCCCCGACGCCGGTGGCGACGACGTACTCGCTGTTCATCAGCTCGAGCGCGGTCGTTTGCAGGTCCGGCGGGTAGAGCAGGATTTCGGCGTCCAGGCCGAGCGGGTTGCCGGCCGGGTCCACCTGCTTGTCGAAGAGCAGCACGGCCGCGGTCAGGCCGGCGGACGCCAGGGCCGACCCCGCGCCGCTGCTGTAGTTACTCTTCGCGCTCTGCCCGGCGATCGTGTGGACCGCGGCCCAGAACGCCGTGGACCCGCCCTCGTCGTAGCCGGGGTTCAGGAACTTCGTCCAGAACGCCTTGTTCAACTTCAACCCCGCCCCGCGGCCCATCATCGCGGGGATCGTGGTGAGCGCGCCCAGGTCGTCGTTGATGATGTGCGTCCGGCTGATCGTCAGGACCCGGCCCGACGTGCTCGCCTGGTTCGCGAACGCCTGGTCCGCGAGGGTCGCGTTCTTCAGTTCGCCGGACGGCCCCACGTCCTGCAGCTCGAAGTCGCCGAACAGGTTGATGGACTTCGTCGGCTTGAAGTCCTTCACGCTCCCGATCCGGGCGACTTCCTTCCACGCCTGGTCGGTCCAGAGGTAGCCTTGCAGCAGGAACTTGTTCTGCACGTTCGACAGGACGTTCGCGATCGACGCGGTGGACGCGCCGTCGGCCTTGATGTTCGCGTAGTGGGCGACCGCGCCCAAGTCGCCGTCGTCCCGGATCACCTCGGACCCCCGGAACCCGTTCCGCGCGGCCGACGCCACCAGCACCTGCTGCAGCCCGACGCGGCCCTTGAACAGGGTGTGCGCGGCCTGCTGGACCTTGTCCGTGTACCGGGCGTTCAACTCGCCCTGGATCCGCCGCTGGTCCCGCGCGGAGATGCGTCCCCGGTCGGGGGTTTCCTTGGTGTAGAACTCGTTCTCGAACAGCTGGAACTGGCCGCCCGCCGCCTGGAGTACGGCGCACTCGAGGACGGCCTCGTTCACCTCCGGCGCGGACGGCGAGTAGAACCGCGGCCCGCCGGCGTCGTTCGGCCGGGCCGAGCGCATCGCTTCGAGTTCGGCCTTGTCCTCGGACCAGCCCTCTTCGATCGCGTGCGCGACGAAGTTGACCGACTTGCCGTCCGCCTTGATCGTCTCGACGCCGTACTTCTTCGCGGTCGCGCGGACCGCGGCGCACCGGCGGACCTCGTCGGCCTCGGCCTTCCGCGCGGCCGCGACGCGGGCCTTCCGGGACGCCTCGGTCTTCTTCTCCTCTTCCCCCTCGGCGTCCACCTTCTTCTCGTCGTCGTCCGCGGCCCTGGCCTTCGCCTTGGCCTTCGCGGCCGCGTCGTCCTTCTCCTTCTTGTCGTCCGGCGGCGGGGCGTCGTCGCCCTTCATGCACTCCTTCAGGGCGGCCTTCGCCTCGTCGTCCGACATCTTGTCGATCTCGTCGTCGCTGAACTTCTTCGCGGCCTTCACGCCCATCATGCGGGCGAACTTGAGCGCGGTCTTCTCGTTCATGAACCCTCTCCCCCTGGAAGCCTGAACGGTTGCCGAGGTGTCCCCGTCGGCCCCGAGCGGAACGAAGCTGATCTCGCCGAGGTCCGTCACCCGGCTGATGATGAGCGGGCCGGTCATCTCACGGCCGTTCACCTGGCCCGACTTCCCGGCTTCGAGTTCCTCGGTCTGGACCGGCGTCGCGCCGATCGACAACTGCCACCGGAACCCGTTCTTGGCCGGGACCGTGACCTTGTCCGTGTGCTGCTTCTCGCCGCTGAACACGCCGGCGATCTCGATCCCCTTGTCGGAGACCGTGACCCGCTCCGTGTGCCCGACGATCTGGTTGTGGTCGTGCTGCCGCAGGACCGGCCGGTGCTGGCTCGACACGCGGACGCCGGCCAGGTCCACGACGATCGGGCGCCACCAGCCTTCCGGCTTCATCGCCGCGCCGGTGTAGGCGTTGCCCTGGAACGTGCCGAGCTTCGCCCCGTCGCCCTCGCCTTCGGCGGCCTTGATCGTGGCCGTGCTGCCGGCCGCGCTGATGCGGAGTTCGACCGGGGTGGCGGCGGGCTTGCCCGCGCGGATCGGCTTCCCGCACCCGAACGGGGACGCGGCCGGCGCGGGCCGCGGGGCGTGCTTCTTCAGCTTCCAGTTGCTACGCGCCAAGCGGCACCCCCTTCGAGGCGTCCGCCTTCTTCGGCTCGGCCTTCTTCGGCTCGGCCTTCTTCGCCTTCTTCTTCTCGTCGTGCGCGCGGTGCGCGTCGTCGGCCCGCTCGGTGTGGTGCAGGTACTCGGCGACGTCCGCCGCCGAGGGTAGGTTGTCTTCGGAGACGCCGAGGGCCGGGAGCACTTCGCGCAGGAAGTCGGCGACGGCCTCGGCTCGCTCCGCCGTGTCGCTGCGGGCCGCGGCGACCCACCCGCGCCGCCCGGTCCCGGACTTCGAGGACTTCTCCCGCCGCTTCGCGAGCGCCTGCTTCGCCTTCGTGATCCCGAAGGCCAGGACGTGGGACGCGGCGACGGCGACGGTGTTCCCGCTCACGCCGAGGTGCGCGCTCACCGCCTTGTCGTTGATGATCTTCGAGTAGTCGTGCGCGGTGTCGAGCACGTCGTCGGCCCTGACCTTCGCCGACGCCACCGCCCACGTCGCGTGGTACGCCGCATGGACGGCCCGTTCCTTCACGGCCTTCGCCGCGGCCACGGCCTTCTTCCCGAACGTCTTGACCCGCGCGGCCAGCCCGCCGGCCCGGTGCGCGAGGTCCGCGGCGGAGTCGTTGACGCTCCCGGTCGCGTGCCCGCCACCGGACCCGAACTTGCCGTCCGCGGCGCGTGGGTGTTTCGACTCGTCGTACTTCCCGTCGGCCCGCAGCCAGTGCGTCAGGCGGTTCGCCCTGGCCGGCTTCCCGCCGCCGTCCTTCGCGTCGCCGTCGCCGTTCGGGGCGTCCGCGTCGTCGGTGACGGTCTGCTTGACCGGCTCGCCGAACGTCAGCCCGAGCTTCTCGATCTCGGCCCGCTCCTCGGCCTGCTGCGCCATCACGTCGCGCCAGTCGTACCCGCGCCGCGCCCAGAAGTCGCGGTAGGTGTCCGTGCCGGCGGCGAGCGCCGCCGCGTCCGCCTGGCCGTCCGCGGCCGGGTCGATCGACGCGAACCCCGGCCAGTGCCACTCGTGCGGCGGGACGGTCAGGCCGAACGTCGCCGGGATCGCCCCGCACAACACGGCCTCTTCGTACCACGCGCGGAACAGCTTCCGCAGCACGACCGCCTCGCAGTCGGCCCGCTCGACGCGGAGGCTGTTCCGGTAGTTGATGTGGTCCAGCTTCGCGCTGGAGAAGTTGAACTTCTGCGACGTGCCGAGCGCGAGGTTCACCGGGTACGCGAGCGGCCGGCACGCCTCGCCGATGCCGTGCTCGTGGTAGTCCGCGTAGTTCGTGGTCGGCTGCTTCGGGTCGAAGGCGTTGAGCTTCATCCCGGCCGGCAGGGTGACGATCATCCCCCGCTGGGTCGGGACACTCTTGAACGGCTCGTACCCGGTGTCGGCGTCCTCCCCGTCCGCGCCCGCGGGGATGTCGCTCTCGGCGACGGCGGACAGGTCGGCCGCGACCTCGGCCGCCCGCAGTACGGCCTTCCGGTACGCGCGGAGTTCGGTGAACAGGTCCAGCGAAGACGTGAACGCCGGGACGCCGCGGACCTGGCCGGGCCGGAACTTCGTGAACCAGTGGATCACGTACCGCGCGTGGACCTTGTCCACCGCGAGCGGGTTGAAGTCCGGGAAGAAGAAGTCGCCGGGGTGGTTCCGCAGGACGTGGAACGCGGTCGGCCGGCCCGTCACCTTGTGCAGCGTCAGCCCGTCCACCCAGAAGTCGGTGAGCGACGTCGGAGCGGGCGTGGTGACCTGGTCGGCCTCCACGTCGCACGGGTACAGCTTCACCGGCTGTTCGAGGTCCTCGACGGTCTTCAGCACCGTGAAGCCTTCGCCGTCCACGGTCTTGGCCAGCTTGTTCGTGCGGAGCTTCTCGACGAGTCCGACCTCGTCGCACCACTCCTTCCACGCCGCCTCGACGGCGCGGTTGTACCCGGCGTCGGCGGTGCGGACCTGCAGGGTCGGCCCGGTGTCAATCAAGTCGTCCGCGTTCCCGTTCGTGATCCCGAACAGGTACGGGTTGTTGCTGACTTCGTAGCGCGACCGCATCCGCAGGATCCGGCGCACCTGGAACGAGTTCGCGGCCTTCGCCGAGAAGTAGTCCGTGCTCGCCCAGTGCCGCTGGTTCTCCGGCGTGGTGGTCGCGTTGTCGTACCGGCCGCGGATGCGGTCGCGGTGGTCGGCGGTGGTCGGCGCGGGGGCCCGCTTCGGGGTCTCGTGCCCGTGCGAGTAGAAGACCGGCATCGTGAGGGTGGTGCCCACTATCGGGCCTCCTTCACGAGCGGTTCGGCCGGCACCTCGAACGGTGCGTCAACCTGAACGATTTGCGGTTGGAGCGGCTGGTTGAACGTCAACTGCATCAGCCACAACCGGCCGGTGACCAGTAGGTAGAGCCGCTCTCGCCAGGACAGTCGCCAGCACGAAACGGCCGTGCCGTCCGGCGTCATGTGGACCGGCAGCGGCTGGTACTCGGGCTGGTCTTTGCCGAGGACGTGGGTCTGTTCGGGGAATGCGACGGGTTTCATCAGCACCCCCCGCACGGCCGGTTGAAGGCGTTGCCCGAGTTGCAATCGCTCCCCGCGCCCGGCGTGCGGAAGACTGAGAACATCATCCCGCGGCGGCGCTTGGCGGCGGCCGCCTTGCCCGCAAGGTACTGGTCGGCCCGGATCAACTCTTCGACGGACCGGCCCGTCGCCGACTGCCCGTCCGCGGCGGACGTGATCGGCTCGACGGCCTGCTCGGCGATGTCGTTGCTCAGGTCCGGCACGGGTGGTAGCTCGCGCGAACGGAGTGGGTACACTCCATAGATCGCTCGCCGCCGGTGCCGGGTGCAGGCCAGGGGGAGGGGATTCGGCGGGTCGGGCGGGTACGGGTGGCGGGTGCCACCTATACCCCTACGCGGCTATCCGCTCTTCGGTCGTGACGCGGTGGTTGCAGATCGGGCAGCGCCGCCGGCGGCGGATCACGCCGCGGGCCGTCGGGTGCGAATCCCACACCTGCAGCGGCGTTGTGCACTCGGGGCAGCGGAACCCCTTCGGCTTCTTCTCGCGGTTCTTGCGGGGCTTGGTCGTCACGGCAAGTCTCCCGAGCGGTCCCCGGCTTTGGCGGCTGCGTAGTTCTGGTTCGCGGGTTCGCCGATCATGTGCGGCGGGATCCCGAACGACGCGGCGATTTTTCTCGCCGCGGCTTCCGAGCACCGCGTCCCTACCGCCCGTGCGACCGCATCCGGGTTGGGCAGGTCGGGCACGTCCACGGGCGGTAGTATCGGGCCGCACCACAGCGCCCCGGCGTAGAGGTCTCGCTCGTGCCGAGGGTGGTCCCAGTCCTCGCGGCCGGTGTGGTACACGCAGGGCGACAGGTCGGGATCGGGGTAGAAGGTGTAGTCCACCACAACCGGCGGGCGGCCCCGCAGCCGCAGCCAGTAGAACCCCGACACCTTCGGCTCGTCGGACGTCCACGTCATGCCGCCCCCCTCTTGGCCTGCGCCGCCGCGTGCAGCTTCTCGATGTCCACCATCTTCCGCTCTCGCCTCACCACCGGCGTCGCGCTGGTCCCGGACGGGATCACCAGCCCGGCCACGCTCGCCGCGACCGCGCACCCGACGACGCAGTCCAACAGGTGGTTGTCGGGCCGCTCAGGGCGCACCTGCCACTTGTCGAACGTGTCCCCGCGGATCGTCGCCGGCTCGCTCGCCTCGGCCGCCAGGTGCTCGCACAGCATCTCGTGCGCGGTGCCCGACTTCCCGAACAGCGTCAGCCCGGTCGCGCCGCCGGGGGGCGTGGTCAGCGCCCCGAACAGGAACGACTTCCACGCGTCCGTGTCGTACTGGATCGCCCGCCCGCGCTTCCGCTCGCCGAGCGTCAAACGCCAGTGGAACCCGCTCCGCTCCCCCGGCCGCGTTTTCCACCGGGCCACCCCGACCTGCGTCGCCCCCCGGCCGAACCCCTTGCTCGGGTAGATCACGCCGGAGAACTGCGACGCGGTAATGGCCTGGTAAATCGGGTCGGGCTCCCAGCCCGTGTCCACGAGGCACCGCTCGACCCGCACTTCCTGGCCCGACCCGGTGCGGTAGTACGCCCGGCCGAGGACCGCCGGGAACAGGGCCGACAGCCCCGCGTAAACCCGCTGCGCCTCGGTGTACCCTGGGTACACGTCGCCCAGCCCCGGCCGCGGGTCGGTCGCTGCGAAGACGCTCCGCGCCTGTTGCGGCCACGCCCCGTAGTCGATCACGCTCCCGCCGAACATCTCGTTCCACGCGACGACGGCCCACCAGTGGAGGTCCTTCCCGCAGTCCACGAACGCGACCAGCCGCGAGCACTCGGCCGGCACCTCGAACTGCGGCACCCCGGACAGACGGCCGGCCAGGGAGGAGGGGTTCAGTTCCTTCGCGCCGGCCGCCAGCTTCGTCGCCTCCGGCTCGCACTGGTACTCGCTGGCGAACCCGCGGGGGTTGTCGAGCTTCAAGTTCATCGCGGTCTGGATCGCGCTCACGTCCCCGTCCTTCACCCGGTCGGGCCACGCCAGCACGCACCCCGCGTCCATCTCGGCCCGCCGCGCGGCGTAGAACTCGTTCGCCCGCCGCCCCTCGTCCCCGCTCCGCAGGCTCTCCCGCCGCACCTCGGCGTACTCGTCCCACAACTCCTCGCGCTCCGGGAACGCCTCCACCATCCGCGTCCGCACGCCCTTCCACTCCGGGTGCCGGTCCCGGTCGATGAACCGCTCCGTCAGGTCCCGCGGGTAGATCGGGGTGCAGAGGAATACGGCCGCGATCTTCGTCTTCGGCCCGGCCAGCCCCAACACGTCGTCGCTGATGATCCGCTCGCGGGTCTCCGTCTGCGTCGGGCTGGCGGCGCTCTCCCGCGTCTGGCAGTCGTCGAGCAGCACCAGGTCGGGCCGGATGATCCCGCCGTCCGGCTGCAGCCGCTGCAGCCCCTTCAGCGCCCCCGTCAGCCCGAACGCCTGGATCACGCTCCCGCCCGCCTTCGACCGCTTCACGCTCGGCAGCACCAGGTGCCCGTCCGTGATCTCCATGTTCGTCGGCACGCCGCCGAGCGTCTGCCCGCGGCACCGCTGCGTGATCCGGTCCAGCCGCCGCAGCGGGTAGCACACCTCCGGGAAGTCCGCCAGCAGCAGGTCGTTCGACTCCAACTCCCGCTGCATCCGCTTCACGCCGTTCGACGCCAGCCCGTCCGTCGCGCCGATCAGCACCACGTACCGCCGGAACCCGTACAGCAGCGCCCGCAGCAGCATCGGTTCGGTGATCGTCGTCTTCCCGCCGCCTCGCATCATCGCCAGCGCGTGAAGCCCGCCGAGGCGCGTGCACCGGTCGATCACGTCGATCGCTTCGAGGTGCGGCTTCCCGAACCCCAACTCGAACCGCTGCGGGAAGTACCTCAGCAGGAAGTACACCGGGTCCGTCGCCCCGCGCCGCCGCAGGTTCGGGTGCGCGCACTTCGGCAACGGGCCGATCTCGCGCACGTCCGCGGACTGCTGACGCGACCGCTCCCGCGCGTCCTCGCGGTTCCGCTCCCCGGCGTCGCGACCCATTCAATCACCAGGTAAAACAAAGTCAGTCGTATTGTTCGAC